CTTCCCTTGAGAAGGAAATCGGGCTATTAGAACAGAAGCATACGGCATCAAAGAGTAAGGTTAAACTACTGGCGGAGGTTCCGTGCGGGTCCGAATACTCCCATTGTAAATTCATCAAGGACGCCTACGAGGCCGAAAGCACTTTAAAAGAAATCAGGGTAGGGATGGGAGACCTTACGATGTCTAAGAAGAGCGCGAAGGAGGAGGTGGACCAGTTAGAGCCGGACACTGTTAAATCGTATTTAAAAACATATGATGATTTAGTAAAAAAGAGAAGATCGGTAACGGATAGGACGAATGGGGGAAAACTAATTCTGGAGAAGAACAGGTCGGAGTTATTGACACTGATGAGAGACCACAATGACTTACAGGATAAGAGAAAACAGTATGAAGACAACGAAGAGGCGATAACTCACTTGGGAGAATCCCTAAAAAATAAGAAGTCCCTTGAGGACAATATCTATGACGTGGAAGGAGAGCTAGCAGCGGGACAGGATGAGTTGCTAATCTTGTTCAAGAGCCACGGGTCACTCGAACAAGAGGTTAAGAACCTACGAGGAAGACAGGAGGAACTTGAGAATCTGCAAAAAGAGTACACTTCTTACGAGTTATACCTAAAGTGTATGCATAGCAATGGAATATCTTATGATATCATCAAGAGAAGACTGCCGGTTATCAATGAAGAAATCTCAAAGATCTTGGCTAACATCGCTAACTTTGAAGTCTTTTTTGAGGAAGACGGTAGAAAACTAGATATTATGATCAAGCACCCAAAATTTGAACCGCGCCCTATTGAGATGGGTTCGGGAGCGGAGAAGACAATTTCTTCGATGGCGATCAGACTGGCGCTAATTAAAATTAGTACTTTACCAACCGGAGATGTATTTATCCTCGATGAACCTGCTACATCATTAGATGAGGAGCACATGGAAGGATTTGTTAGATTGTTAGAGATGATTAAATCTGAATTTAAGACTGTCCTCTTGATCTCTCATCTGGATACTTTGAAGGATGTTGTTGATAAACAGATCATCATTGAAAAAGACGTGGATGGATATGCACACGCAAACTTTTAGGAGTAGAATATGAACTTTTTTAAACTTTTTTGTTACCGGATGAAGACGATAATCACCAAATTAGGGTATGGTTTCGCACTGCGCTACTGGGTCCTCTGGAGCGGGGTCTACAGGTCAATATATCATGGCAAGTATCGAGGAGTGGTCCTCGATAAGGACCTACCCCTCACGGCAGTGCAAGCAGCATTAGAGATGTTAGAGTGGAAGCCGGATAGGCTTAAAGAACTTTTCGATGTATGTGGAACTCCCAACTATGTGCAACACATAGTTAATATATCCCGAGATAACGTTTATAGGCAGGGCCCTCGTATAAAGATTAGGTCGGGGCAGCCGGATCTTCCTCTGGACTGCGACGACTTCTCTGTCTGGGCCGCCAACGTTATAGAAAGAGATTTTTATCCCCGTCTGTTTATCTTTTCTTGGATGTCTGAACGAGGAGAGCTAGTTAGCCACGTAATGTGCCTCTGTAGGCAAGAGGATGGCAGACTCTTCCATATAGGCAACTGGGGGACCTCGGCTCCAGTGCAGGACCTTAGAGAGCTATGTCTTAGTATAATGAAGAAAACGCGTGCTAGGGAAGCGATAGGCTGGGCGATTCTAGATAAAAACCTTAAACTTCTAAAAGTGGGTAAAGAGTTGCCTAGTGGAAGCATTAACTAATTACTATAAGGAGAATATATAATGAGCGAGCATACAAGAGAACTTTTAGATAAGTTGGTTGGGAGGTTGGTGAGTAGAAAACTCCTAGTCTGGGGTACCGCGACGACATTAGCTATCATGGGCAGTGTCACATCCGAAGACTGGGTAGCAGTCTCTTTGGTATACATAGGTTCCCAAGCGGCAGTTGATTTAGCTACTGTTTGGAGACACGGGAAATGACCTGGCTTTTGGCGAAGCATACTCTCAAGAGGGCTTGGCTCTGGACTAAAACCTATTGGTATATCCCGGCTGTGGTAATCTATACTCTAGTCCTACTTTTCTTTTTTAGAAGGACAAGTGTGGCAGCAGTAAAAGTCCTGGAGACAACTATAGGAAGCTACAAAAAACAACTAGAAGTTTTGAATAAAACCCATCAAGACGAGATCGGGAGAAGAGAGGAGATCCTGGCAGACTACCATCGGGTAGTTTCAGAACTAGAAAGTAAATACGCGGAAGAGGAAAAGAAAATTTCTGAATCGAAAAAGAAATCTATTAAAAAGATAGTCGAGAAATATTACAATGACACCGATGGACTCGCGAAAGAAATAAGTGAAAAGTTTGGGATCACCTATGTACCATAAAATAAAATTCAAGCTTGTTTGCGTGACCTCCTGTCTCCTCCTCTTAACAACTCCGAGCGCGGGGGTCGCGGCAGAGGGCCGGGTAGCTAGCTTAACAGAGGGAGAAAGCGCCCCTTTCACTGGGGTGCTATTCGACGAAAAATTTGCTGCTAGATTAATAGCGGAAGAGGACTACAAACAAATTGAGTGCAATCTTAAAATTAAATTCGAAATTGAGAAGATGGAAGCAAAACATGTTCTGGAAGTGGGAAATATTCAAGCTACGCTTAACGCACTTAGGACGCAGCATCGTTCGCTTACTGACATTAAAGATTCGGAAATAAAGAGGCTCCAAGAACTCGCCCTAAAAAATCCGAACGACAACGCCAATTGGTGGTTTGGAGGGGGGATTGTTGCAGGCGTGATAACCTCTATAGTGATTTTTTATGCAGCGGTGGAGGTACAAAGGTGAGCGAAGACCTGGACTACGTTGTTAGGCTTGAGAAGGCGATAAAGATAAAATATGGGGAGAGCGCAGTTAAGAACCCTAGGTCTGATTGGGATGAGAGCAAAGAGAAAGAGTATTTACAACAACTTAAGACCCTTGCGACCAAGCAAAACAAAATACAAGAAAAGAAAGATAAGGTTGAGGTCGACGGGTTTTTTGTTTCTAAAAAACTACTTACTAGGGATGCACAGAGAGATTGCCCAGTTTGCGAAAGATACTCATTTAAAATTAAAGACGACCTTTATATGGCAAAATATGATTGTTGTTATGGTTGTTTTGTGGAGCACGTAGAAGACAGAGAAGAAAGATGGGTAGCGGGCTGGCGACCAGAAAAAACTCAAGGAGAAGAATAGATGTCGCAAGAAACACTAGACGTAGTTAGAGGGATCGCACAGGCAGCGGCCAATGCCTATGACGGAGCCTTTGACAGTAACGGAGACCCGATCAAGGTCGGTATGAAGAGAGAAGAAGGCCACCCGGTGTTGAATTCGAGGGTTATGGATGGGTTCAAGGTTAAAGTGAGTGGTAATCAACTTATGGTAAACTATCAGGCGGAGATTAAACTTACCGATGTACACAACCCAAAGTTTGAATCGGATCTAGAACAAACTATTGCAGACATAGTAAGCTGGCTAAAGAAAGAATATAAGAAAATAACAGGCAACGCTTTAGCCCTTACCGATGATGGTGAAATAGACGCTATCGTCCAGAGCACCTCTAGGGTTAGAGTATTCGTCAACGCTTCTAAGCAATTTAAGATCGGAGGCATGGAAGGCGTAGAAGACAAGCTTCAACCGAGCGAGGATTCTGTACAAAAGAATTTTAAGGACTTTCTAGAACAAGGTGGCCTGGGTTCAAGAGACTCTAAAAACGTTACAAACTAAGAGTTTAAGATGTCACACGAGTTAACAAAGAAAGAAATAGTCTCTGAAATTGTCAAGGCCGGGAAAGACCCGGCCTATTTCATTAATAGCTACACGAAGATTTCCCATCCCATGAGGGGATTAATTCCTTTCAAAATATTCGATTATCAGGAGGAGTTACTTACAAACTTTAATGATCATCGATTTAATGTAATCCTAAAAGCGCGACAACTGGGGATCTCGACAGTTACGGCAGCCTATATTGTTTGGTTGATGATGTTCCACAAGGACAAGAACATTCTTGTCATCGCAACGAAATTCGGAACAGCCGCCAACCTGGTGAAAAAGGTTAAGCATATGATCAGAAACCTGCCTTCTTGGATTATGATAACTGATATCTCTGTCGACAACCGAACATCGTTTGAATTATCCAACGGGTCCCAGATCAAAGCGTCTTCAACAAGTGGGGATGCGGGTCGGTCGGAAGCACTCTCACTGTTGGTTATTGATGAGGCAGCACACGTAGAAGGGTTAGATGAGTTATGGACTGGATTATACCCGACTCTATCGACCGGTGGTCGCTGCATCGCGCTCTCTACCCCAAATGGTGTCGGGAACTGGTTCCACCAAGCCTTCACTGCGGCGACGGAGAAGACTAATAAATTCTACCCTACGACACTTCCATGGGACGTACACCCGGATAGAGATCAAAGCTGGTTCGAGGAAGAAACAAAGAACATGTCGGCCCGACAAATCGCCCAGGAGCTACTGTGTAACTTCAACATGTCTGGCGAAACTGTTTTTAACCCGGAGGATCTACAATTGGTTGAGAGGGGAACGAGTGAACCAAAATACAAAACCGGGTTTGACAGGAATATTTGGATTTGGAAGGAATATAGTCGGGAAGAAACTTACATGATCTCTGCTGACGTCGCAAGAGGTGACGGTAAAGATTATTCAACTTTCCACATTTTTAATACTGAAACCATGGAATTGGTTGCTGAATATCGTGGCAAATCGACTCCTGACATATTCGCAAACGTGCTCTTTAATACCGGAAAGGAGTTTGGGGATTGTCTTCTGGCGGTCGAAAACAACTCTGTTGGATGGGCCGTTATAACCAAGCTGGAGGAGATGCAGTATCCAAACCTCTATTATGCTAGGAAGGCTAGCCATGAATATGTTGATGCCCTAGTCGCGGAATCTTCTAGAAACACAATTGGTGGGTTCACGATGTCGAGGACAACGCGTCCATTGGTGATAGCTAAGTTCGAGGAGTTCATACGCAATAAATTAATTAAAATAAACTCTAGTAGGCTGTATAATGAAATGAAAACATTTGTTTGGCAAAACGGGAAAGCACAAGCGATGAAAGGTTTTAACGACGACTTGATAATGGCGTGTGCCATTGGCTGTTGGATCAGAGATTCTGTCTTCTCAACGAATGTGAGAAGCGAAGACTACCAGAAGGCGTTTTTGAGTGCGATGACGAGGACGGACACGAAAATGAATACGACAATACCGGGTATGATAGGGTACAGGCCTATTAAAGACAACGACGAGAAACTAGAGAACGAGCAGTTTAGCTGGATTTTAAAGGGATAATAAATGCAGAACAGACACATCAAAAAAAATAATCCAAGGAATGCCACAAGTGAGCTATTCAAGAGATTAACCCGTCTTTTATCGGGCCCCGTAGTAGATCGAAGACGAGAGGCTCCGCGAAGAAATAAAAGACGCCACCTAGATAAGTTTGAGTTCACTTCCGCGTCGGGTCAACAGTTCAAGAAATCTAGTTATAACCCTTATGAAGCACTTCAACTAGATTTCATGGCGACTCAAAGCCGCCTGGATAGGTATGTAGACTTTGATCAGATGGAGTATACTCCCGAGATCGCATCGGCTCTGGATATTTACGCAGATGAGATGACAACTTCAAATGCGTTCCATCCTATGCTGAGAATAAAGACACACAACGAAGAAATCAAGGGAGTCCTCGGCACACTATACAACGATGTGTTGAACGTAGAATACAGCCTCTTTGGTTGGTGTCGAACGATGTGTAAATATGGGGACTTCTTCTTATATATTGACCTTGATGAGAAAGTCGGTATTAAGAACACCATTGCACTACCTGTTGGGGAAGTAGAGAGATTAGAGGGAGAAGATAAAAACAATCCAAATTATGTCCAGTACCAGTGGAATTCGGGGGGGATGACTTTCGAGAACTGGCAACTGTCACATTTTAGAATTCTTGGAAATGACAAATTTACACCCTACGGTACGAGCGTGCTAGACCCGGCGAGAAGAATCTGGAGGCAGCTTGTCCTCTTAGAAGATGCCATGATGGCTTATCGAATTGTGAGATCCCCTGAACGAAGGGTATTCTACATTGATGTAGGTAACATAGCTCCCCCGGATATAGAACAGTACATGCAGAAAGTCATGACTCAAATGAAGCGTAACCAGTTGGTAGACTCTTCTAGCGGTCGCGTGGACCTAAGATACAACCCATTGAGTACGGAGGAAGACTATTTCATACCGGTGAGGGGGGATACCTCCTCGAAGATCGAGACCCTCCCTGGCGGAACATACACCGGAGACATCGATGATGTGAAATACCTCCGGGACAAGTTATTCTCTGCTTTAAAAATCCCGGCCTCCTACCTTTCCAACTCTGAGGATGGTGCGGGCGAGGACAAAACCACACTCGCACAAAAGGATGTTCGGTTCGCAAGGACAATCCAAAGACTACAGAGATCAATTATAGCGGAGTTGGAGAAAATAGGCATTATCCACCTTTATACCCTCGGTTACCGAGGGGCTGATCTGATTTCATTTAAGTTACAACTAAATAATCCGTCTAAGATCGCCGAATTACAAGAATTAGAGCAATGGAGAACAAAATTTGACGTTGCGAACGGCGCGACCGACGGGTACTTTAGCAAGCGTTGGATCTCGGAGCACCTGTTCGGCCTCTCGGAAGATGAGCTTATCAGGATGCAGAGAGAGATGTTCTTTGATAAGAAGTTTGAAGCTGCTTTGGAGGTAGCCTCCCAAGATGTAGCAGAAGAAGGCGGAGGCCTAGAGGGCCTTGGTGACAGTGGAGGAGCCCTCGGGGGCCCGTTCGGGGATGAGGGCGACCTCGGAGACTTAGAAGGTGGGGATGAGTTAGAGGACGCTGGCGCTGACGCTGAATTAGAAGGCGACCAAACATTATTGGCAGAGCCCCCAAGTCCGGAAGCCCCGGCAAAGAGGGACTCGAATGCAATATCATCGAAAGGGAAAAGATACGAACCTGAGATCAATCAAAGAAGCATGGGTGGCCGTGCAAATTCGTGGAAGGCGTCTGTTGGGCATAGGTTAACTAAATCGAACAACTCCAATATAAACAAGGGTCACCAAGAGTTATTGGGGCTCACGAGGCTTTCTGAAGGACAGGATTCTATTTATAAAAAGGAAGAAGATCAAATTTTTGCGACTAGCCACGAACTTAAACAGCTTTTGGAAGGGTTAGAAGGCAATAAGGAAAAAGAAATATTATGAAACTTAAACATAATAAAAAGAGGAACACCGCTTTTATTTTTGAAGCACTCGTTAAAGAGATGACTAAGAGCGTCATAAAGAAAAACGATAACAAGAAAAAGCAAATTGCGTTTATTATCAAAGAGCACTTTAAGAGTAGCTCCATCTTAGGGAAAGAACTAAAACTATACCAAGCAGTAGTAGAAGAAGACGGGTTTTCGTCGGATCAGGCAGCCCAGAGGTTACTTCAGGAAGCTAAAAGACAGTACGATAAATTGGACAGAAAAGAAATTTTTGAGGAGCAGAGCCGTGTGATAAGCAAGATTAATAAACTACTTTCAAAAGACGTGTTCCTGAACTTCGTCCCAAACTACAAAAGCTTGGCCACAGTCTACCAGATTTTTAATCAGCAGATGCCACCTAAGAGCAGACTTGCCTTAGAGGGGACTCTCATAGAAGACATTGTTCGGAATGCAAAAAACGTGGCAAACAAGATTCCAGGAGACTCCATTGTTTTTAAGAACTTCGTTAAAAAGTTTAACGCCGAGTACTCCGGAAAGCTTTTTGAAGAACAGCGAATTCTTTTGAGCAACTACATTACTTCTTTTGTAGACAACGGAGTTGATTTCAAAATTTTTATGAATGAAGAATTGGGACGCCTTAAGAAGGAGTTATCCAGGTCAAGGAAGTTACAAGAACTAGAAACCAATGGGGATATGCTTCAAAAGACCGAGAGAGTCTTGGAGTTCGTAGAATCGTTCAAGGAAAAAGAATTGGACGAA